GCCGTCGCCCCTGTCGGCGGCTATGAGATGATCGCCCCAGAGAAGCGCGCAGCGGCCGGGAAGAAGACGATCACGGCGGGCTCAGACTTCGGCGTCTTGCTCACCGTCGAGGACGTCGCGGAGATCAAGCGCGAGGCTGGCCAATGACCATCAAATCGGTTACGATGTCAACGACTGAGACACGAGGCACACCATGAGAACCATCACGACCGAAGAAATTGGAGACTGGCTCAACGTCACCACGGGCGTCACGGGTGGCTCGTCCACCTACACGAGCGCCGCAGTGCTTGCTGACGACACCGTGATCGGGCTCGTCGACACGCAGCCAGAGACCGACGGCACGGACAAGCTCGAACTCCGCCCGAAGATGCTCGCCACGCCGTTCACGCTGCACACGGGCGCGACGAAGGACTACGATTGGGTGCGCGCCGTCATCGGCCTCGACACGCTACCAACGGCGCCGCTCACCTACGCGAAGCTCCGCAACGCAGGCGAGATCGTCTTCGTGGCGCAGCGCCTCACGCGGGCGAGCGTCACCCAGGGCGGAACGGCGATCCCGTCGCAGCCTCGACATCGATACTACGCGATCGTCTCGTCGGACATGACCACTGAGCCCAGCGGAGACATCGTGCTTGGGCTCAAGTTCTCAAACGTCCTCGACGACCTCACGCGATCGTAGGGGGCGCTCCATGCTCTACGACGTGCTCTACATCAAGGCAGCGCGCAAGGCGACGAAGGTGAAGAAGGGCACGCCCGCTGGTCACGTCGCTATGGTATACCCTGCGGGGCACATCTTCACAGCGCGCGAGCTCTCGCCGCCCTTCAAGATTTGGAGCGCCGTCGAGTTGACCGACGCAGAGGTCGGCGACCTACGTCACGGCTTCGCCCGCGTCGACTACCTCGGAGGTCGAGGGATCGCGTCGAAGGTGGCAGCCACGAAGAAGGCGCGCGAGGCCGACGATGACATCGCGCCGAAGCCAAAGGCGCCCGCGAAGAATAAGGCAAGGACTCGCAAGCGCAAGGCGGTGAAGTAATGGCAGTCTACACCGTCGCGCTAACGCTGCCCGCTGACTACACGTCGCACTCCGCCGCGGTGCTCGGCGGGCTGCTCGCGAACAGCGACGAGATCCAGACCATCGAGAGCGGCACCTACGGTCCGCAGACCCTCAACGTGTCTGGGTTCACGGGGATCGAGTTCACGCGCGCCGATGGCGTGGACTACACGATCCGCCTCGACACGACGCTACCCTATTCGTTTACGGTAGGCGATGGGTTCGCGATGACTCGCGGTACAGTCAGTTGCACGGCGAACGCGCCCGTCCGGTCGGTCGGCGCTGCGTTCAACTTCGACGGCGTGACGTTTCAGGTGGACTCGGGGCACTCTGCAGCCATCGCGTACCCAGCGTCGACGTCGACGGTCACGCTGAACAATTGCAGGTTCATCGGTGACGCACAGACGATCACGGGCGGATGGACGATGCTTACCAACTCGTCGATCTCGATGAGTGGCTGCTCTGTCTCTGACGTGTTCACGTTCTCGGATGGCTTCGTGCGGATGTCTGGGGCCACTAGCAGCACCGCGTCAGTGCTCGGCTGTGGCATACCGTCGAACGCGCTTCTGTACGTCCGGCCCGGTCAGACCGTCGCGAGCGTCACGATCAAGGGCTGCGCCTCTCCGCACCTCGTCGACAACGACGGCACGATCACGGCGTTCGTTGGCGACTACAACGCCTACAACACGACGGACCCGAACACCGACAGCGCCACAGACCGAGACGGCATCACGGACTTTGACCTCGACTGGAGAGGCAAGCCTAACCCGACGAGCCCGCTATACCGATTCATGCCAGCGGGGGTCCACATCGGAGGCAACCTCGACGCGGACGGAGACCCGAGGCAGGCCGGAGGGCGCCAGGACTGCGGCCCGAAGCAGAACCAGCACGATCCGCGCCTCGACGCCATCATGGCGGCGGTGTACGCATGATCACGTTCGACTCACTCGTCTCGATGGTGCGAGGCCTCGTCATGAAGGCCGTCGTCGTCGCAGTCAACGACGCGGTGGCCACGCAGTCGATGCAGCTTGTCATCGGGCAGGATGACCCGCTAAACGACGTCGCGCACTTCCAGGGCTACGGGTTCGCTGTCAATCCGCACCCTGGCGCAGAGGCCGTCGTCGTCAACGTCGGCGGGCTGAACCACCCGATCGTCGTCGCAGTAGAGGACAGGCGCTATCGCCTGAAGGGCCTCGCGAGCGGAGAGGTCGCGCTCTACGACGACCAAGATCAGGTTGTCAAGATCGGGCGCAACAAGATCACGATCGAGAGCACGGGAGCGAACGACGTCGAGGTAATCGCAGGGGGGAAGATCCTGCTCGGTGGCGCGACGGGACTGCCGACTGAGAAGATCGTGACAGGGACATCGGTGCAGGCGGAGGCGGCAGGGCTCACGGTCGCAGACAACGCCTACGCGAAGGTATAGGGAGGGCAGCATGTCGCAGAGCCCTGTCGCGAGAGGCGACATCGTCACGCAGATCGCCCCCGTCTACTTCGACAGCACGCTCGCGCAGCTCGACGACGACGCAACGCACCTCCTCGCAGGCTACGCGACAGAGGACGCCGCTGGCACTGCCGACGCATTCCCGATCCAGGTCAATGGGCTCGGGACAACGGGGATCGTGGACGCAGGGTTCAAGCTCGTCTACGCTGACACGGTGTAGCAATGACCAACGCCCTCAACTACTACGGCAACAACGGCGAGCGCGACCCCTTCGAGCACGCTGGAACGACCGACGACGATCAGCTATTCCAGATCGTGACGGCGTGTCTGTTCTCGGACGCTCGCGCAGACGACGACGCCGAGATCCCCGACGGGACGAACAACCGTAGAGGTTGGTGGGCAGACGCATACGAGGGCGTCGAGGACAACAACGGGTCGCTGCTCTGGACTCTCGACCGCGCGCCGCTTGACGACGAGAGCGCGCGCCTTGCCAAGGGCTACGCTGAAGAGTCGTTGCAGGTCATCATTGACGACGGGATCGTCGCTGGTATCGTTGTTTCGACGGAGCGCGGCGGGACGAACCGACTGAGCTTGATCGTGGAGGTCCAGCGAGAGGGCGAGCCGCCGGTGTCACTGCGCTACGACGATCTCTGGGAGGCTATCGAAAATGGCTGATACAGGATTCACCAGACCGACGATCGGTGAGCTCGTAGCGCGTGCTCGGGCAGACCTCGCCGCCAACGTCACGGACTCCCGCGCCTTCGTGCGTCGCTCTCTCGAGTGGGGCCTCGCGAAGATGAGCGGCGGCGCGCACCACCTCATCTACGGGGCGATCGCCAACGTCGCGATGAACGCCTTTGCGGACCTCGCGATCGGCGTCTGGCTTGAGCGCCTCGCGTCAGTCTTCGGCATCACGAGGCAGATCGCGACGAATGGATTTGGTGGCGTGACGTTCACCGCGGCTGGCGTTGCCGCGGTTCCCGCTGGTACGCAGCTCACCGACGTCGACGGCAACGAGTACGAGACCCGGGTGCACTACAACTTCCCAGGCGCAGGCACCCACGATATCAGCGTCGCGGCGCTCAGCCTCGGGCTCGACACGAACCTTGGAGCTGGCGCGGCGCTCATCATCACGACGCCGATCCTGCTTGTCGACTCAAATTGCACGGTTGCTGCGGACTTCACCGGCGGCGCTGACGAAGAGTCCGACGACGACATCAGAGCGCGACTGCTCTACCGCATGGCGCACGTCCCGCAGGGTGGCGCAGAGGCAGACTACGTCATATGGGCGCAGGAGGTGGAAGGCGTTGACAGCGTGTGGCCCGTGGTCCCCGTGGCGCATCTTCCGACGATCGCCGTCATCTACTCAGGCACGGCGGCAGAGGTAGACGTGCAGGCGTACCTCGACGACACGACCCGTAAGCCGATGAACGCGGTCCCCACGGCAGCCAGCGTCGAGACGAATCCGTCCGTGCAGTTCGATACCGCGTTTACGATCGAGGGGCACCTTGAGACTGGCGCTGTGCAAGCTGACGTCGAGGATGCCATCGAGGACCAGATCAACGCGCTCTATGGCCGAGAGGGCGGACCCGACACGACGGTATGGAACAGCGACCTACGCGGTGCCATCGGTGACGCCGCTGGGCTGGACTGGTTCACGCTCGACGACATCAACGCAGACGGCGACGGGCTCTCTGACCTCGTCAGCGGTGCGACGACGGTGCAGCACATGGCGACGCCGATCGTCTTTACGTGGGTGTAGTCTATGCCACTGCCTATCACCACGGCTGAGAACGCGCTCAGGACGCTCTACGCCCTGCTCCCGCCCGGGAGGCTGTGGGATTACGTGCGCACTGGCGCCTCGCGCGCGAGTGACTTCCTGCGTGGACTGGCAGAGGAGGGCGTGCGGGCGAACAACACGACGCGCGATCTGTGGCAGCAGCTCGACCCGAGGAACGCCCTCGACGAGTCCGACTGGACGGTTCCGAGCGATCAGATGATCGCGCTGCTTCCGAGGATGGAGGCGCTCTACGGACTGCCTGACCCAGCCATCGGGACGCCTGCGACGACGACCGAGAGACGGGCACTGCTTCACTCTCGGGTGATCTCCACGGGCGGGCAGAGCGCGGCGTACTACATCGAGCTCGCCGACGCGCTGCTCGGTGTCACGATAACGATCACGGACCCGTATGCGTCGGGAGGGTGGACGCCTCTTGCGACGCCAATCTATCCGTTCTACACTCTCAGCGCTTCGTATTCGTGGCTCGTGACGGCGCCTGCTGCGACACCGGCGGCAAAGCGCACGGCGCTAGAAGCCATCATGAACAGGTACAAGCCCGCGCACACCGCGGTCTATTTTGACTACGTATAGGGGGCCATCATGGCAGACGACTTTACACTTCACACTGGATCGGTACTCGACACGGTAGCGGAGACGCGCGGCGACATCCCGGGGCTCCCCACTGGCGGCTGTACGCTGTTCAGCGCGACTGGCTACGCGACAGGCGGAGGGGGCGCCCCTGCGCTCGCGAGCGTACCGCCTGACGCGAAGTGGGCGAACTCGATCAAGTGCGAGATCGGGAACGTGGTCGCGCTGACGCTCGGCGCCCTCGACCCTGCGGACAACGCGCAGATGGCTACGGTGCTCGGGCCGATTCGCGGGATCCTGTCGCACGCGACGGACACAGGATTCGACACGACTGCACACCTACGGATGCTTATCGCGGCGTCGTCGTGCAAGGCGACCGGCGTGAACTCCAGTGTAGACAGCTCTCTCGGATCGGCAGGCGTAGCGTCGTATTGCATGGCGACGGGTGCGCAGTCGAAAGTGATCGCTAGCGCTGCGGCGGACGTCGGCGGCGCGGACCTTGACGCGGCAGGATCTCGATCTCTCGTTGCATCTAGCCACGCGAACGCAGGCGCGATCACTACATCAGGCAGCAGTCAATCGCTTGTGGCTGCGTCGAAGACCGTTTCCGCTGCGATTACGGTGAGCGGAGATCAGTCCGCGGTCATCGCCAGCGACACGACATTAAGCGCCGTCACGATATCCGGCCCCCGTTCCGCTGTCATCGCATCTCATTCTGTCGTCATCGATGCAGACACAAGTGCATCGATCGCGTCGAGCATCGGCAGCATCGCGGCAGGATTCGGCAACAGCGCGATGATCGCGTCGAGTGGGGCCGACATCAACAACTCAAGATCAGCCGCCATTGCGACGAACCGTGCCTTGATCGATCACCATGACTGCGTCGCTGTCGCGTCTGACGACCCCGGACCGAGCCCAGCGATAAAGACCGTCTACGGTGGCGACGGTGGCTCGAATACGTGGACGATCTACTCGGCGTCAGGTAACGCGACATTCCTCGGGTCTGTCATCAAGTTCGGCGCGCTTCCTGCCGGAATTAACGCCGCCGCCGCTGGCGCGTCCGCTGGCGAACTCTGGATCGACACGAGCGACGGCAACGCAGTCAAGCAAGCCTAGCGCCGCGGCCTGGCACTAGCCAGCGCCTTCGTCAGCGCATTCTCGGCGTTGATCGCCCACCGCTTCTGTACGGTCTTGATAACGGTCCTCTCCCAAGGCACCTTCGGCGCCACCGCGATTGCCCCTGGAAATGAGTAGAGCAGGCGGATCGGCAGACGACGGCGTGTCTTTCCCTCGCCTCGCACCTTTGCGCGCGGTCGCCCGGCGCGCTCGAAGACGCCAGTGTGCCCTGACTTCATCGTCGCAACGAACGCTGTGCGCGTACCCGTGGCGCGGTCTGTGCGCTGTAGCAACGCGCTCGGGTACTTGCGGGGACCTATCTTCGACTTCAGCTTTGGGCGAGGGCGCCCGGCGCTTCCAGACTTCATTCCTTCGGGAATGCCGCCAGAGAACCGCGTAGACGGAGACACAGGGACCGCCTCGTTCTCATCGCGGCGACCACCCGTCACTAGCAGAGCGAGCGCAGGGCCGATCGTTCCGACCTCTGACGAGAGGCGCTGCTTCGTGGCGCGCTTTACTCTCACGCTACCGCCGACCCACCCGCCGGTGCGCTCGTTGCCGCGCACCGTGACATGGTCCTTCAGCCCGCTCTTCATGTCCTTCTGTGCGTCCTTCGCCGTCATCGTCAGCGCCAACGCCGTAGCAAATGGGATCTGCTTGCGCACCGCTTCGTTGATCGCGCCGTTCCATTCGTCGAGGACTGGGGTGATCCTGATACCGAGTGACATAGGCGCCTCCTGGCCAATTGTCGCAGTCTTGACGCCAGAGGTCAAACATAGCACAATGGCAGTGTGCGACACGTAGAGGCGGCAGAATGTCAGACGTTACGAAGGCACTGATCGAGAGAGTCGAGGGCGTGCTTGGGCGCGTTGAAACGAAGCTCGACAACCACGGCCAGCGCATCGCGGTGCTCGAAGAGCGCACGTCGCCAAAGTGGCCCGCGCCTGTCGCCGCCATCGCAACGCTAATCACGTCAGGGATCGCCATAGCGGCGCTTCTCACATAGCCGTCACCACGGGGGAGACATGCTCTACAAAATCGTCGCTTCGCTGATCGATCCTGGGGCCAAGATCGCGGCAGAGGCAAGTAAGGACGTGCACGCAGTAATGCGCCTGGCCGTTGACGCCAGCGACGCAGGGATGCTGTACGAATTCGCAAAGGCCGCAGGCGCAGAAGACGCCGACAGGCTCGGCGGGAACGCTCAGGAGCATCGGCAGCTTGTCAAGAACGCGATGGCGAGAATGGAGCAGGACCTACCAGCGACTGCATACGCCGCGCTAAACGGACTCATCGGAACAATCCTTGGAGGTGTACTTTGAACACGCTCGTCAAGATCCTACGCATCCTGTGGCCGTTCGTGAACGAGAACCTCAAGGAACAGGGCGGGTCCGCTGCGTCTGTCCTCGCGTTCATGGCCATCGGGGCCATGCTGCTCTCGCCGATCATCAAGGAGCAGAATGACGCCGAGTTCAGGCTGTATGGGCACGATTGGTCGTACTGCAAGTGCAACGAAGAGACGGTCGTGAAGCCGCCTGTCCACGACGTCGAGGAGGCGCCCGTCGACGAGCTCGCGCCTGACGTCACCGACGAGGCCGACCTACTCGACGTCATCGAAGGCGCAGACGTGCCCGGTGTCGTGATGCTCTCTCCTGTCGTCGTCGCATGGGATGACAGCTACGAGGCGCCTCTCTTGCACCGTCGCAGTAGCTTTGATCGTCTCGGTGGGTGGAGTGCTCACACGGCACGTCAGCGGGCGTACAGGGGTGCGAGATGACACGCGACCACTACCGCCCCTTCATTTCTGCGCTGCTCATCATCGCTGGGCTCTATTTCGCGCTGCTCGTCTCCGGCTGCTCCACCTTCCAACGCCAAGCCAAGCAAGGCAGCGACGAGCGCAACCACTGCTGGCTCTACTCGCAGCTCTGCACCACGGACGGCACCAACGAACTACCCGACGGTGAGGCGCTCCCGGCGTCGGACCTCGCGCTACGCTGCCAACGCCTCGACGAAGACGCGAAGCTCTGTGGCTACGACTGCGAAGGCTACCTCCCGTAACCTGTTGTTCTGACAGGCGATTCAACTTTCTTCAAAATAAGTACCAGAAAAGCTTTACATGATACCGGGATTCGTTTA